CGCATAAAGTCCGGTAAAAGCAACTGGACTTCCGATGAGGAGTGAATCCTGATCATCGGGATCGGTTGGAATACCATCGGTACCACCGCTCAAAGCTAAACCAGTTGATGCCGTGTCGGCAGGTGGAGCAGAAATGGCAGTGTTGTCCGTAATCTTGATGTAATCACTCACAAGATCAAGGTATGTTCCAACATAGAAGCGAGATGTCTGATCTTTAGTCAGATTACCCCAAGCTTCAACGGGATTGCCATTAGAGAATACTTGGATATTAAATATCCCGCCATCCTCATTGGTAATCAAAATCTGTGTGTCGTTGCCATCGATTCCGGGAGAATCAGCATTGACAGTAAATGTCGGGTCGGAGCCAGCATATGCAGGGCCGGTTATGATGCCAGCCAATTCTGATCCAACATCAGTCGATACGGCAGAAGGACTTGAACCACTGTGAAGATTGTTGTCGAGACCAAGAATTGTGTCTGCGGTGCTTGCGGCTTTGACGCTTATTTTGGCATCTCTACCAAAGGTTAGGGTGCGAAGCAGAATATTGTATCCACCGCTTGTGTAAGCCTCAAAACCACCGGGAAGATTCAAGGTAATGTATGAGTTGATAGCAGTTACAACCTGAGCGGTAGTCTTGACACCTGCTGTGATTAGTGAGCTTAGGTCAACTACCTGAGCAACATTATCAACATTTACATTGTCAGTACCATCAACTACAACCTGAAGTTCTAGGCTAGCAAGACCGCTAAAATCCCAAACGTTAGGCGTGGTGTGTGATGCATCAACAGGGTAATGAGTCTTGTTGCCAGTGATTATTGCAGCAGTCATGTTGTCGCCAAGGCCAACTAAGTTGCTAGCCCCGCCAACCATCATGTCTTGCACACTTACAAACTCAAGGCTTGCGGTGGTGCCGTAAGCCCAAGTTGTTTCTACTCCCAAAGTAGGAGTACCATCAGGATCGTTTACAACAAATTCGATACCATCGATTGAAGGAACTAATTGTGCGTTTAGTTCATCGACTAGATCTGCAATCGTATAAGGATTGCCAGTATCTGGGCTGGGACGACTTGCATCAGCGAGAACAACAAGTGTCTTGCTTGCAAGAACACCATTGAGCTTCCAGCGGAAGAACTTGTCATCACTGAAACTGATAGGACCAGCAGTCGAAGAGGCAACACTAATTACAGCACCAGCAGGTAGAACTTCTACGCTAGCAGTCTTGGCATAATCGGGGCTTACAAGGCTGGTTTCAGCAACACGCACAATCGTCACTTCGTTGCTTACCTGCAAAGCCAACTGAGCGGCATATATTAGGTAAGGATCACCAGTGTCGGGATGTGGATTGCCGAATACTGTGGTAAGTTCGGCCAAAGTTGTAATAGTTGTTGGTGTATTAATTGGACCCTTGGATGCAAATCCAACCAGACCAATACGGTTCAAGCTTGGTGTGCTAGTCACAAAGCTTAAGTCTTTTTCTGTAATTCTTACAGAAGGACTGATTGTATTGCTGGGCGGGAAACCCTTAAGTATTGCCATGTTTTTCTCCTCTACCGTGACTGTTTGCTAAATATCTGGTTGATATAAGACCAGCCTTTCGTGCTCTATCTATATATTCAGTTGATCTCTCTTCTTCTAAATTAAAAATATTTTTTCCATTTCCTATGCCGGGAATGTTTAGAACGGTGAAGCTTCTTGGTGATAATCTTGATCGAATAACCAGTTGTACTGGATGTTTTTTTAAGTTTCTTATTTCAATCATTTCAATTCCTCCACCGATTCTTCTAGTCGCTTCATGATTTCACTTATCTGCTCTTGGTCCAAAGAATTGACAATATCAACTCTTGTCTTTAGAACAGCTTTTTCTCTTCTGATGGGCTGGGCAACATATGTTTCAGCTTTTATTCCAAACTGAAATTTTATGACCCTTAAAGCCGCATCACCCGGTTCCACGTTCAAGTTGTTGGCTATTGAATCCAATTTGACCGACACTTCCCAAAGAACCCCTCTAACTTTTATGTATGCTATCGGACTAAATTTAGTTAATATTTGCTCCAATATTTGATTCATATCTTCTAATTGCAAAGTCCATGCATATAATGTATATTCTATATCAAGAGGAATACCTCTTGCCACACCAAATACAGTATCTCTTTCATATTTCTCGCTTGTAGTAAACTGAGGTTTGCCTTCACTGTTTGTTAAAAAATTTATTGCTTGATGATACGTGTATCTTCCCATGTTCATAGAAAATCCAGTGCTGCTAATAGCAAGCATAGGCAACTTAATTCTATCAACAACTAGTGTTTCATCTTTGCGAACGTTTTCCTGTACGACAGCTGCAACTGCTCTCTCCTGAGTTCCCCAAATAATAGGAACAGGATGTGCTTTGCCATCTTCATCTATGATTACGAGATTACGGAACAAATCCATAACTGCTTCATCGCAAGCTCTAATCGATTTGGAATATCTGTAAATTGTGTTTCGATTGGGTGTCTCAAGATCATTTACAATCGCACCTGTCTGCATAGGATCGCAAAGATTCTCAGATCCTAACCCGATCTTCTGTGTAAAAATGTCTTCAGTCCAATCGGAAGGAACTCCCAAACCAATATTATTTTGGTTGTCCGGAGGTTGCTGCGTAAAACCCGGAGGCGGGTCGATATTTTCGGATCTTCCAAGAAAAGATTTCTCTGCAAAATCATTTAAGGATTTTTGATAACTATTTGGATTTGGTCCGATTGGTTGCATAAATTATTCCCAGTTTTCTTATTTATTAACATGAAAAGCATTTTCAGATATCCCGGCGGTAAAAGTAAACCAGCCGTGCAAAATAAAATACTTAATTTTTTCCCCAAAGATATAACAGAATATAGAGAATCTTTTGTTGGAGGAGGAGGTATATTTTTTGCATTCAATCCTATTGAAAACAGATGGATAAATGATTTAGACAAAAATCTTATTCAAGTGTATTTAGCGCTTCGTGACAGACCAGAAGATTTTATTAATAATTGCCGTGCGATAGAACCAGAAAAAAAGGGAGAACCTCTTGCATCGACCAAACCCGGAGGTAAGGAAATTTATAACGCCAGACTTAAAAAATGGTTTGAGCATTTCAGCGAGAATGAAAATTGTGATCAGGCTTTAAGATATTTCTTTGTAAATAGAACAGTATGGGGAGGCAGAGTTCGATACGGTGTTAAATGTCAAATGTACTACTCAAAGCCTTCTGGCTGGAACATAACTGCAAAACCAATTATGGAACAAGCTGCAGAACATATGAAAAATGTCAAAATAACAAATGCATCATATGAAGAAATTTTATTAACACCATCAGAAAATAATTGTTTGGTTTATTGTGACCCCCCTTATTACGTTAATAGCTTGTTGCCCGAAAAACTAAAGTTATATGACAATAATTTTACTGTTGAGGATCATCAAAGATTTGCAGATACTTGTAAAAAAAGCCCACACAAGATTTGTATAAGTTATGACGATACGCCTGAAATTCGAGATTTATTTGAAAAAATTGGATTCAATATTTACGAAGAAAGCTGGACATACGGAGGTACATCCAGCGCCAAATCAATTAAAAATCATGTTTACATGGATGAAAATGAGTCCCTTGTCCGCAAAAAGGTTGGCAAGGAACTCATAATCACAAATTATACTAAGCCATAGGTGCAGCAGGAGCAGCATTTGCCATGGCCTCGCCACCCTGCATTGTGCCAGCGCCGGGAGCAGCTTGAGGAGCAGCCATACCAACATCAGCAGCAGCTTCAGGAGATTCCATGCCGGTACCAGAAGGTATAGGAGACATTCCTTCAGCGCCTTCAGGAGGGGCTTCGGATTCTTCGCCTTCTTCCTTTTCTTCTTCTTCGCCGGTAAGACTCGCAACCAAGGACTTAAGTTGAGTTACTAATGTTTCGTACTGAGTACCTTTTTCTTCGTCCTGAGATTTGAAATTATCAATCATACCCTCAAGGGCCTCTAGTGAAGATTTTATATCTGTAGTGTCGAGCTCACCCTCAGAAGGAGAAGCGTTAGACATATCTTCTTCAGAGCCAGCTTCTGGAACATTTGGCATAGCGTCTGTAGCGGGCGCTGGAGGAGGAGGAACAGCAGGAGCAGCACCTCCTTGAGCAGGGGGTGGAGCAGCGCCAGAAGCAGCAGCCATGGGATCTGCCATGTCCTGTTCAAGTAGTGTCTTGGCCTTTAGCATCTGATAAAATTCATAAAAGTTTTTCATAGTAGTAACCCCTTTCAAACAATCTTGTAGTCAACATCCGGCGCTTTATTGACAGATGTTCCACTAACATCATCGTCTTGGAATCTTTGACATATTAGTTGCAAATGCAAAACCTGATACATCTTAAATTCAGCCGTCTTTCTTTCTATAATTACCCAGTTCTCCTTTAAAAATGGAGAAAAAATTCTTGAACCGATTTTTGGAACATGACCAACATCTCGCAACACTGATCGATAATTTAATTCAAAAATCATCTCATCAGGAGAATCGATACCAAAAGCAGTTTGCATGTTCTGACTGGCTACTGGTTCGTAATAACCATACAGTTGTATCGGATTCGGACTATAAATTTTTGCTCTAGTCTCAAGATAGATTGGATCTATGTTGTTTGTATCAATAAATAATTCATAATAGAAAAGTGGAGACCCACCTATCCTGATAGCTTCTTCATCCCATGTATTAAATAATTCGTGCTCTGGCAGCCCGTCATCAAATTGTTGACGGGAGCCAGTCACAGCATACGGTTTTCCGTCATTACGATAAATCATGAATAATCTCTTTTACCAAACGATTCATTTCATATTTGAACCTTAGATTTTCAAAGATTT